GACAATCCGCACGCAATCAGCTTCTCGCGATCAACTGATGTTCCGATATATGTCGCCATAACTCTGAAGGTCTTCACCGGTTACACCACTCAGATCGGCGAGCAGATTAAACAGGCGATTGCTGATTACATCAACAGCCTGACAATTGGCGATGACGTCCTCTTAAGCCGCATCTATTCGCCGGCAAACCTCGGTGTCGTGAGCGGCGGCAACGCGAAATACTACGACATCAACGCCCTGACCATTGGCAAGTCGGCCGGCTCTCAGGCGGCAGCAAATATCGTCATAGCCTTCAACGAATCAGCATCCTGCAGTACAGCAAATATAGCTCTCACGGTGACGTCATGAGCAAATATACCGACCTGATTACCAACTACCACAGGGGAAAGCCTCTGTTTGTCGACCATGTCGACCTGTCAACGCGTCCGCTTACTGATACTTCCACAACCCTGCAGAATTTGCTCACTGCCTTCGATATTGACAGCGCGGTGGGCGTGCAGCTGGATGTGCTGGGAGAGTGGATTGGGCGAACGCGAATCGTCAGCCAGCCAATCAGTGGCGTCTACTTTTCATTTGATACCGATGGGGTTGGCTGGGATCAGGGCGTCTGGCAAGGGCCGTATGACCCGGATGCTGGCTTCACCAGTCTGAGTGATGACACCTATCGCATCGTCCTGAAGGCGAAGATAGCTATCAACAGCTGGAACGGGCAAAACGATTCGCTGCCGGCGATTCTAGAAACCGCGCTTGATGGTTCAGGCCTGAGAATGCAAATCGTCGACAACCAGGACATGACCATCTCAGTCTGGGTATTTCCTGAAGAGGATATCAGCCAGGTGTCACTCGAGCTTCTGGCTGCTATCAAACAGGGATACCTGACAGTAAAAGCTGCGGGAGTATGGGCAGGGGACATTCAAACGCCTTCTATTTTAACACCATCAGTTGGGTCGAAATTCTTCGGCTTCGATATGGACAATGAATATATTGCCGGATTTGATGACGGCGCATGGGGAGTGACACTTTAATGGCTACAAACAACTTTAAGGCGTTTGCAAACACTAATAGCGCAAACGTAACCAGCCAGGCTGAATATGAGGCACTGGCTGCATTGCTTAGTGGGTTTCAAAGCGGCAAGGCGTCTTCAGCGCAAATCAACAAGGTTCTTCGCCAGTCATCAACAATGGCCTATGTGTTGGCTCAATTCATATCAGATTCAGCATCGGTTGATGTGCTCGACAATGGATCGCCAGCAACGATTTTGGCAAATCTCAAGGCTGGCCTAACCGCTTTAACCCCGGGAAGACTTTTAAATATCCAGATATTTGTTGTTAACGGGCAATATGCTCCAACCCCGGGCACCAAAAAAATTATTGTTGAGGCAATTTCTGGTGGTGGCGGGAGTCGTTCTGGCTCAACTGCTAACGGGCAAACAGGCGGGTCAACCCCGGGATATCACGGGCAATATTGCAAATCTTTGTTTGAACTATCAGCAATAGGCACACCACTAACAGTTACTGTGGGGTCAGGCGGCACGCCGAACAATTATGGTGGAGCGACATATTTTGGACCGTATATGTCGCTCGGTGGTGGTAATCCGGCAGATGGAACGCTTTCTACATCTGGGGCTGGTGTTGCGGGTTCTGCTTATCATCGTACGGGCGCTCAAAATGACTCAACAGGAAAGGTCCTGGCGAATTCTTCCGGGACCTCTTTATCTTCTCCGATAATTCAGGTTACCGCGGGCACTGCATGCGGGTTTAGCGCTCCAAATTCTCCTTTCCCCGGTGGATTCAGAGGCAGGGGTGCTGACGGTGTTTACGCATCAGCTGGAGTTTCATATACCGGAGCTACGGGAATCGATGGGATGGTAGTTGTTTGGGAGTATGCCTGATGAAAACTGATACTTATGCAATCATAGATGATAGCGGAACGGTCATTAATGTAACCGTATGGGATGGAGAGTCGGAATGGACACCTCCAGATAATACAACTGCTGTCAAATGTGGTGATAGTGGAGCAGGTATAGGCTGGTCTTATAAAGATGGTGTCTTCACGCAGCCACCAGCACCTGAAGTACCCAAGTCAGAACTTATCGCACAAGTTGTACAACAAAAAACAAGTCTCATAGCTGAGGCCAGTCAGTCAATTTCAATTCTTCAGGATGCCGTTGATCTGGACATGGCAACGGAAGATGAAAAAAATCAACTCACTGCCTGGAAAAAGTATCGAGTACTTCTGAATCGGGTTGATACTTCAACAGCACCGGATATGACGTGGCCTGACAAACCTTGAAATAAAAAAATAAAACGGGCTGTAGTAGCCCGTTGAGGATTTTATTTAACTAGGCTTTTTAGCTTAATGAATATTCTTTTTAAAAACCCACTTTGGCTGATGTTTGAACCATTTAATCTGCTTAAAAGAGCTTCGAAACGGTCATGTGCCCATCCCTCTCGTTGCTGAGAAGTTAAATGATCTAATTGGTTATGAAGTACAACGAATCGATCGTGAGCCCAACCCTCTTTTTGTTGAGAAATTAATAAATCAACCTTATCACCAAGTTGGCTTAATTGATTACTCACAGAACCTAGTCCATTCGCACTTCTTAATCTGTGGTTTTCTTCTTCAAGGTGTTGGATTTTATCAAGATATGAAGGAATTAAACTGGTGCCATAGTTATATTTGACGCTTTCATTCAAGAAAGGACGTAAACTTCTATAGTTATTTTTTTTCTTATTACCACTTAACAGCATTCCTGTATTAGCAACTCTGTACCAGAAAAGAGGTTCAGGGACAATTTGTAGCTTATAACCGGCTAGGGATGCCTTCAGGAAAAACTCCCAATCCTCATGGCCTAACCCGTAGTCCTCAGTAAATCCACCAATCTTTTCAAACACTTCTTTCTTAATCATTGCATTAGCATCACCAAAACAATTGTTAAAACTAGCAATGTTTAAATCTGGTCCCAAAGGAAGCCAGCAATTGGTCATTTTTCGAAATGGAGAAGGGAATTCGTCACCAAAGATCAGATCGCTTGGGGTAGTGAGTATGTCAGAACCAGAATTTATGGCAGCAGTAACAAACGTCTCAATTTCAAAAGGTTTCGCAACATTATCATCATCCATGAAAATAAGGTAATCGCCATTTGCATGCTTGGCGGCTAAGTTTCGTGCAGCACCAAGATAATTATTAGAACTTTTAATGATCTTCCAGTTCCTGACTGAAAAATCATGTTCAATTAAATCTAAGTAACGCTGTGAGTCTTCTTTTGAACTCCCGTCATCCACAAGTATAACTTCAAAATTTTTATAACTCTGAGTTTTCAAGGATGCAATCGCTTGCTGTAATAAATGATGCCTATCATAATGAACTAAACAAACACTTACTAAAGGCTGCTCATTTTTGTCTAATTTTTTAAACACATTTTCAGCGGAAGCCTTAACAGTCTTAATCCACTCAAAAGTAATTGAATCTTGTCCAGAAACCAGACCGGGCTTAGAGTCAAGATTGTTAAGTCGCTGGTGTATTTTACCGTGCAAATCAACAGGATTTGGTGTGAATAAGATATTTACATGATGTTCTTTCGGGATCAGTTCAGGGATGCCGCCAATACTGGTAGAAATAAAATTAATATTGTTAATAAGGCATTCATAAACTGTATATGGAGAGTTCTCAACTAAAGAAGGAATAACAACTAATACATTTTCTTTTTTTAAGTATGCGTTAGCGCTTGTTCTATCCAGATCATTAATGATATTGACTGGAGTCTTAATCGACCTTGTGCTGTTATTAATTATTGTATTGGAGTTGACTCCAGATAAATTAACATCTTTACCAACAAAAGTTATGCCGCATAGCTTTGCAACATCCGATTCGTCAAGTTTATTGATCGCTCTAAGGAAAATATCTAAACCTTTCCTTGTCTCTAGTCGACCAAAGAAAACAAGTTCAACCCCTTTTGATGAGGGAAGGGCGCTAGGTGATGATTTTGACGCTTTAGTTTTAAATCCATTAAACGGGGCACAGTTTAATATTACTTTACTAGCATTAGGGAGGTGCCAACCTTTTTTCTCCATCCAATTCAAGAGATATTGAGATGGACTGACAACTTCATCAGCCATTTCAACAACAGATTTCTCCATAAAATATAACTCTAAATGGTTTTGATCTTCAGGAAGTTTATAATTACCTTCATCAGCCCACAACGTAGATCCATGCGTATTTACTATAAACTTAATATTCTCAAATTGGGTGCCATTTTTTTTACTTATCAATGAATAATATAAGTCCGCCTGCCACTCGCAAGCTATAACAGTATCATAAACTTGATTTTCAAGAAGCCAATTGAAAAGTGCATAACTCTTCTTTCTGAAATAAGGAGCGTCAATACTAATTTCTAAATTTAAGTCCAATTTTAATAAATTTACACCAAATGAACTGTAAAGTTGACTCCAATCCGAAAATGATTCTGAGGATTCTGAGTAATTACCGCTAGTATAAAGAATGTCGACTTCAAGTCCTTTGGTAGCTAAAGTTGTTGCAAGAGCTGTGAATGCCGTACCTATCCCGCCATTCCTAACCGGACCTTCAATGTCCGGAGTGATTATGAGAACTTTCTTCATTGTATTTCTTCCTTAGTAACATAGAATGTAATATAACGGTTATAAAGATGATGGTTAATTTATCTTCACTAAGCTAGGTGGCCGATATGAGCGATAACGATACAAATATAAAATCTTTACTAGAATTTTACCATTCAAGATATAATCTTGTCTATAAAGCTAACCCTGGAAATGCTGGTGATGGTGTAATTGCATCAGCTACCTATGATTTTTTCGAAAGGAATGAGTTACCCTATTCTCAATACAGAAAGCAAAATGAATATTCACCAAATGAGCATGTACTTGTCTTCGGTGGTGGAGGTAATCTGATTGAAGGGCTCTACATCGAAGGGAAGGAGTTCATTGAGCAAAATACCAATATCTTTCATCGTATTATTATTATGCCTTCAACTATTAAAGGGTATGAAGAGTTCTTCAGGAAAAACACTGATAAGCTAATCGTGTTGTGCCGAGAGGTTGTCAGTTTTGAATACATTCAATCGCTAGGTTACGAGAAAGGAAAAAATGTTTTATTAACTGACGATATGGCATTCTACCTAAACTTAAGCAATTACATGTCGTTCGTCGAGCCCACGAAAAATATCGCAAGTTGTTTTAGAACAGACTCCGAATCGTTAACAGGTGAATGGAGGGAGAATAATCACGATATATCGCTAACATGGAATGGCGATTATTGGGACAATATTTATCTTGCCAGAAATTCAACTAGATGCATGGTAAACTTTTTGGAAGAGTTTAAAACAGTCAATACAGATAGGCTACATGTTGCAATCTTAGCATCACTACTTGAAAAAGAAGTGAATTTCCATCCTAACTCATATTATAAAAATGAAGCAGTGTATAATTTTTCCTTGCTTGACCATTATCCCAAGTCAGTGTTTATCAAAAATTAAAAGACCTGTAAGCAGCGCTGAGCGCTGCTTCTTAGTTGTTACATTTTTAAAAGTGCATTCCGTATGACATTATCCCATCCATTTTTGGATAAGTTATCTGCTTTATTATATTCTGCAAACTTGTCTATATAAGTAAGATACAAGTTATTCGCTACTCTTTCTATTTTTTCTTTATTGTTAGCATAATTCATGCCATCACTTTTAACGTACAAGATTTTCGCATCACCATGTTTGCTTATTTCTTTAGATAAATGAATTGTAAAGTCATCAAGATCATTTGCATTGTTTTTAATCACAAAGATCCTGTTTTTATTATTAAGACTTGATTTGAATTTTGACACTAAGTATGAAATTTTATTTTTTTCTTCAAGGAATATATCATTTAATTCCTCATTGTCTTGATTCCATAACCATTTCCCATTTTTGTTTTCACTATACATTTTTGTGTGAAAACACATATCGTACTTAGTATCTAAAACCATGTCATGCCATGAAGGTCGCAAATTTTCAAGTTCGAATAAACCTTGGAAATCAGATTGGATTAGATTCAAAAGAGACCAGTAATTTTTTACTAAGGTCCATCGGAAAAGACTTCCTTCATCTACTCCAGAAAAGCGCAAGTAGAATGCAAACTCACAATTGTCACCCAAATTCTCAAAGCGGTCGATATGGTTAAACATTGCACGAATCCCAAAATTTTTACTTATAATCTTAGCTGAAGTTACATGAAGGTGTCGATATAAATTCTTATAATTAGCGATTCATGCCCAAAGGTGTGATCATCATCTCCCGAAAAAGAGCCCGCTATAGCGCGGGCTAACCGGCTCGTATCAAATTATCGTAATTTATAGCACTGCTTTGTGCCGCATCATTGTTTTCGGTAACAACAAGCAAAATTTTTTTAATCAAAAGGAAGTGGTGCTGCCGGAAGGAACGACGGCTGTAAACTGCGGTGATCAGGGGGTAGGCATCGGATGGTCTTACAAAGACGGTGCTTTTGTTCCTCCTCCCGCACCAGAAGTGCCCAAGGAGGATTTAGTCATGCAGGCCGCGCAACGAAAAACAAATCTGATAGCAGATGCGAGCCAGACCATTTCTATTCTTCAAGATGCTGTCGATCTGGGTATGGCAAAAGAGGAGGAGACAGCGGAATTGACCGCGTGGAAGCAATACAGGATATTACTCAGCCGGACTGAAGTTTCTTAGGCTAATATTTCATGGCCCCAAAAAACCTGAATGAAAGGGCAGGCGGAATCCTGCCCCGAATTATGAGCTAGTCTTTAATAGCTCTGAGTTTTTTTGTGACTTCAATTACCGTGCAATTTTCAGAGCATGCATTACTTCCAGCCGTTAAAACAGAACCATCAGTACGCTCGTTATTAATTTTAAAATTATACCCCATCTCTTTTTTTAAAGAATCAGCAAGGCCAGAAATGGCCCACGAAATTTGAATTGATGGTGCGCCAATTTCATCATATTTTGTGGGTGAGAACACATTCCATTCAGGGCTGGATATGTCAAACATTAGATATCCGTTGTAATCTTTTGCAATCTTATCTTTAATTGCTGATTTAAGAACTATTGTTTCTTGGTTGAACTGCTTAACAAAGTTAGTGTATATGAAAAGATTGCAACTTAATATGGCGTACGCGGCACATAATAGCATCGTCACACTTCTGAGTTGCCACTTGGTATTCGTTTTTGCGAGACTGAAAGCCAATAAAACTCCCACGCAAAGCTCTAGGCTTACCAAGGAGCGATAAGAAACCCAGCTTTCAGCAATAATGAGGTTAGGTGAAAAGCTTCCAACAACAACCGCGACTGCTAATAAAAACTTCTTGATGCCATCTTTTTGCACGCAGATGAGCGCCAGTGAAAGAAGAAATATCAAAAGTGAAATTGTAAAATAAGTTGATGTATGAAATATTGAGTAGTTAGAAATGGCGTCATGGAATGGCTTGTCAAAAAACCAGACTATTTTTTCTTTTAAGGAGTCTGCCAGTGCGCTGCGTGAAAAGCTCTGTCCATAAACAATGATAGGGACAGCCTTAGAGAAAATTAGCGATGAAGCCATGCCCAGAATTATAGCTATAACGTTCTGTAAAACCTTTTTTACTTTCAAAGCAGACTCATTCAAGCAGTTATCTATCAACATGAAAAGCGAAAATGCCATCCCCGTAGGTTGATAAATAGCAAATGATAACGAAAGTAAAATCACTGACGATGTTAATCGTAAAAAGGCATTCAGTTTGGGGGAGTAATTTAAAGCTGAGTATGATAGCCCAGCTAGCAAAATCGATGTTACATAGGGGAAGCAAGTTGCCCAGGCACCAAATAGAGCTATAGAAGGAAGACAGCACAGTAGAATTGGCGTAGCACACCAGGCTATCATTCCTCCGGGGAACTGGGCCTTTTTTAAAAAGAAATATAAATAACCCCCAAGAGATATTATGCTCAATACTGAAAATATTCTAAATATAGTGAAATCTGATGTGCTTTTTATGAAATTCTGAGCAATATAACGCAGGGCTGCATATAATGGCCTTCCGGACATAACATCCCACTTGATAAAATCGGTATGGGATAGGTTAGCTGCGAAATAAGTTGAGTAATCATCGGAAAAACCATATACCCCAAGGTAGGAAGGGCTGTAGGCTCCAAACAGCGCAACAACTATCAATATTAATGCAAATATATCGCTTTTAGATGACTTTAATTCATTATCCATTTTTTGTGCAAGTGTCCTGAGGGAGATGAAAAATTTTGGTAGGCCCATTATTGATGGAGTATATGATGTCACCCATGAAAAAACATCTCAACTCAAAAATTAGGAGTTAGGAATGTTGAAGATGACTTTGCGCCCATCTGAGCGGACTGCGGGGTGGTTACCCAAAGCCTAGCCCGTCACAAACCTCATGACAAAATCCCCATAGCGGCTTGCAGAAAATCGCACTGAATATTACTGTGTTTATATACAGTGATTTTAAAGGGTAGTTTTATGCTCAGCGAACATGAAATCGGCAACGCATTCCGCATTGAGACGCCTGTCGGGTTTGTCATTGTCGATCGCAGCGTGAAAATGAAGCCAGGCGATGAGGTGGCTTTCCAGTACGATGGCTACCCGATGGTAGGCAAGCTGTTCGCTTCCGGGCTGATAACGCAGGATGGCGAAACGATAGACGGGGAGGGTTTGGAGGGAATCATCGTGCTGGGTAAAGTTACCGCGACCATTCTGGACGATGACGACGAGTTCCGCCCAACGATCTGA